CCGATAGATGGTGCTGTTAGTGCAACTTCTGTAGTCTCAGCAGATGCTAAGTCTAATGGGAAGTTGTGTGCATTTCTTTCATGCATAACTTCCATACCTAAGTTTGCTCTGTTAAGAACGTCACCCCATGTAGGAATGATTTTGCCATTAACATCTACAACACTTTGGTTGAAGTTAAATCCATTCAAGTTGAATGCCATTGTACAGATACCCATAGAGGTTAACCATACACATACGACTGGGAACACTGCTAAGAAGAAGTGTAGAGATCTACTGTTGTTGAATGATGCATACTGGAAGATTAATCTACCGAAGTATCCATGAGCAGCAACAATATTATATGTCTCCTCTTCTTGTCCGAACTTATAGCCGTAGTTTTGACTCTCTGTTTCTGTAGTTTCTCTTATTAAAGAAGATGTAACTAAGCTACCGTGCATTGCACTGAAGAGACTACCACCGAACATACCTGCAACACCTGCCATGTGGAAGGGGTGCATTAGTATGTTGTGTTCTGCTTGGAACACGAACATGAAGTTGAACGTACCTGAGATACCTAAAGGCATACCATCAGAGAAAGAACCCTGACCGAAAGGATACACTAGGAACACTGCGAATGCAGCAGATACTGGAGCAGAATATGCTACACAGATCCATGGTCTCATACCTAAACGATATGATAGTTCCCACTGTCTTCCCATGTATGCAGAGATACCAATAAGGAAGTGGAAGATAACGAGTTGGTAAGGACCACCGTTATATAACCATTCGTCTACTGTTGCTGCTTCCCATATAGGATAGAAGTGTAGACCAATAGCATTTGATGAAGGAACAACCGCACCAGAGATGATGTTGTTACCATACATTAGAGCACCTGCTACAGGTTCTCTGATTCCGTCGATATCGACAGGAGGTGCTGCAATGAATGCAACGATGAAACATGCTGCTGCTGTTAGCAAACATGGAATCATTAGGACACCAAACCAACCAACATAAAGTCTGTTGTTTGTTGAGGTAACCCATTCGCAGAACTCAGGCCAGCCTTGAAGTAGACCACCTTGTCTGCCTTGTCTTGTAAGAGTTGCCATTATTAGGACGTTTTTAAGTAGGGCTCAAAGGGTAGAGCGATACTTTATTTCCTGTAATCCCTTCACTACAGGATATGAGAGACGTAATTTATCCACCCATAGGTCTCGGTTAAACGGGTGTATGAATATGTGAGGGTTTCCTCACTATGTTATTTATTATAAAGTTTTGTTAAGGATTTGTCAATAAGTATTAACTACTAATTTACTGCCAATATTCATCTAATATATCAAAGACTCTATTAAGGTATTCATTTGCACCATTGCACTCCCACTCTCCCTTTTCACCAATCTCACACTTATAATGCAATTCTCTCTTAAGTTGCATTAACTTATTAGTCATCGCAACTTTGTCTAGTCTGCCGTTCATTTTTCTTACTATACGGTATATTATATATTTCTATCTTCCATTATCGAGGACATCATTACTACGAAAAGTGAAGTTAATATCACGGTTCCCGAAAATATCACAAAGAACATTTGTAAAGCATGAAAGTAACTCATGAAGATTTTAACCAAAGAAGAACTGCACTTGGTGTGCTTGCTATGTATGGGTCATCTTCTGAATTATCAACCATTCCAGGTTCAATAAAGACCTGTTCTACTACACCATTATTAACTACAGCAGCATATCTCCAAGAACGTTTACCCATACATTCATTTGATTTATCAACAGTCATCCCTAGTGCTTCTGTTATTTCTCCATTACCATCAGAAAGAAGTTTTACTTTCTCAACTTCATTGAATGTTTCCCATGCTGCCATTACATATGGGTCATTTACACTAATACAATATACATCTTGTACACCTGCAGCAATTAATTCATCATACTTTTCTTCAAATGCAGGAAGTTGTTTAGTAGTACATACAGGTGTGAATGCACCAGGAAGTGAAAACAGAACCACTCTCTGATTCTCAAACATTACTGAAGCATCAGCAATATCATACTTATCAAAAGTTTCACCATTAACTTCCCATGTCCCATTGGAGGGATACCCCACCTTTGCAGTCATTGGGATCTTACTACCTACTTCAATTGCCATCTTTCTGTTAATTCTTTACTACTTTATTTAGATAGGGTTGTATGCAGGAACTAGAGTTCCACCGCCCCCATCATCGTCGTCATCGTCATTTACTGAACGTAAAAAGTATTCGATGGCGACCAGTGCACCTACGGGATAGAAAACCCAGAGCACTGCTTTCCAAATTGGAAAGGATTGTGCAGCAATTTCGTACTCTGCCATATTAAAATATGCCAGGTGCAATCCAACCAGTAAAACCATAATTAACTACTGCTGCGACTAGACCTATCATTGCTAGTCTACCATTTAATTTTTCTGCAAAAATCCAATGTTTCATTATACGAAACCAGGAATGATTTGCCCTGTTGTTAGGTATGCACCTAAGCCTGCGATGATGCCGAGCATGGCAAGTCTGCCATTTAATTTTTCAGCAACAATCTTTTCCTTTTCTACTTCTTTTTTCATGAGTTTTTTGCCTCTTGAGTTTTGTTTATAATAATGATGCGTTGACCATCATGTGTGAATTGTAATTCATCATCAGGATTCCAAAGTAACTCTTCGTACATATCGTCAAGTTTTTGCATGTCCTGATATAGAGCATCTGGGTTAGGCATTTGTTTTTACAATAAGGAATACCTTATCTAGGCAAATGCTACTGATCCTACACCTGATACGATGTATGCTGTGACCAATGTTGTGAATAGAATGTGTTGCATGTCTGTATCAAAAAATACCAGGAATGATTTGTCCTGTTGTAACATATGCACCTATTGCTGCAACGAAACCAAGCATTGCTGCCCATCCGTTAAATCTTTCTGCTTCTGGAGTCATGAGTTTTTCCTTTGTTTTTTTAAAAGTGTGTCAATAATGTGTAAGACCTAGAATCCTAGGAGTCCACCAAAAAAGAAGTTTCCTGTGGTAATGTATGATACAAAACCAGCAACTAAACCTAACATTGCCCATCTTCCATTAACTTTTTCGGCATTTTTTGCCCATGATTCATAGGAGATGTTCTCATCGATGTAAGGCTTTGGTTCAGTGGGATACATATTCTGCCTTCCACCTGATTCAGTTGTAACAGTCATTTAAGTTTTGTTAAGAAACGTAACATAATTATATAGTAAATATAAAGTTTTGTCAAACTTTCTGTCAGAATTACCAAATATAAAAGCACCTATATATCAATAGGGAAAATTTTAGTAAAATTACTCATGAAAAAATTATTGCCCGTTATCATGCTTTTGTTTACTGCTGGCACTGCCCACGCAGGTGGTCTTGTGACTAAACATGCATCCAGTGTACAACTTACCGTGGACGCAGCACGTACAACTGCATCAAGAGTTGGGAATAGTTACGCTATTTCAGGAACTAACGTTACAACAACAGATGGTACTACTTCAGGTGTACTGAGTAGTGGTACTATTGCTTCTGGTGTTTACGGACCAGGTACTATCTCTGCTACTCAGATGAGTGCAACTAGTGGAGATAACTTCTCATTTAGTACTTCATTCACCCAAGGGGACGCTTTGGTATCAAATGCTCCTACTGTAGGTGCTGTTAGTGCCTTAAGTTCACAGACTTCTTGGGCTGCTGGTTCTGCTGGTGATCTTGCTGGTACTATTGGACAAGATGGGGCGGTTGCAGTAACAGCTGGTGGAGCTGGTACCGTGGCTACAGGACAATTCGTAACGGAAATCACAGTAATAGACTGATAAACTATGAGGAATCTTAATAGTCTTAAGTTATTCCTTTTAGTTGTTGCTATGGGTGGCATAAACCCAGTCATAGCAGTGCCTGTGGTGCCAAATTTCACCCAAGGCTCGATGACGTCTCATACTGAGACTACTTCGACAGTGACTGAGACAATAAATTCGATGGATTATTCTACGGGGTATCAATACACCTCGACGGGATCAGGGGTAACAGCGAGTGGTAACTTATCACCTACCACTGGTACTAACAATGTAACTATTAATGGCGTGACATCATCATGGACGGGAATAACAAACAAACCAACCTTCACACAGACAAACGCAGGAGAAGCGTTCCAGTTTACGGAAACGTACTCAGGTCCTGGTTTACAAAATCACACGATCATCCAAAGGGTAACAGAAGTGACAAGCGTAACAGACACTACAAGCATCTTCTCGCAATAAGTGGAATCTGTCTTGGTCTTCATCCTATTAATGCTTTTGCTGAGGGCATTGGCGGGGTAAGTGCAACTGCATCGCCGATCGCGAATTCTTCAGGCTCAGTAACCAACCAGGCAATACAAGTTTTACAAGGACCGTATATAACAAACACATATGGTGGTGGTATACAGTGTCAAGGACCCACCAGAAATTTTACACCCTTCCTCACAGGGAATGCATCATGGACAAAACCGTATGAGGGATATTATAATTCGCCAGTGTACGACATGCGTGACTTAGATGATGATGGTGCACCAGATAATCCAGGTGACATCCTCTATCATGTTCCTACTCGTACAGGTCAGAAAGATAATTATAGTTTAAGTGCAGGTTTCTCCATGACATGGAGTACACCATTAGATAAGGATTTACAAGAGCAATGTAAACAGGCAGCAGAAGCAAATATAGCATATATGATACAAAACACTGCTAATAAAAGATTAGACTTTGAGATAGCCAGACTAAAAAATTGTGGAAATTTATTGAAGGAGGGAATTATGTTCCATCCAAAGTCTCCTTACTATGCAGTATGTGCTGATGTAGTGGTAAACAATCCACCAGGACATACACATCCACATAAGCATGACATAACACCTAAGGAGGTACCTGCCAAGGTTGTTACTCCATCTAATAAGGCAAGTGTTTTAAAAGAAATATCAATAGGATACGGTAAATAATTATTTTTTCTTCAAAGGTGGTAAACCTTTCTTCGCACGATATTCATTAGTTTGAATCTCTGCACGGGTAGGAGGGGTAACTTTCTTACCCAATTTCTTTTGTACAGTTGTAGTAAGTTTTTTAATAACGGGTTTTATAACTCTCAATAATAATGGTGTTGCAGCAGCTGCTGCGGTTGCGACCACTGCTATCGCTGCTGTGGTGCTAACCTGATTTGTAGATGGTAAAAATTTTTCGACTGCTGTAGTAGATTCATATAATACTACACATTGTCCATTTTGTACTTCATGACCTATAACTCTCTCATCACCATTCTGTGTTAAGTCACCCACTCGTGGTTGATTAGGTGCAGGACACTCAACCTCTTTCTCTCCACCTACGTTACCAGTATCAGGTATTGGTGGTGGGTCAACCTCTGGTGGGGGTTCAACCTCTGGTGGTGGAACATCTCTTTGTATTACTAATTGCTCTGGTTGATAGTCCATCGCATCATAAGATGGATACTGACCATCACATAAAGTAACAGTCCCATCAGGATCTTCCTTAGGAAGAGAGGGACTTTTACCTTTATCTTCTGGGTGTGCTTCCACACAACCTGGCATATCAACTATTGGACTACCAATGTTTACTGTCACAGGTGGTGCCCATGGAACAATTGGTGGTTGGAAAGAAGGATGAATAATAGGGATGTCAGGTACACCGACACCCGCAATATTAATTTCTTTTATTTCCATTAACAGTTTTTATTTAAGTCCTCCGCCATATTTCCACCTATATCAGCTCCCTGATTACCGCCAAACATTGCCACCCAACCAGCAGCGACCCAACCAACAAAGGGGATACTACTGAGAGAAGGAGCAGCAGCCGCACCAATGCTTGTACCAACAAGACGACCTGTACCTTCTGCTGATCCGATTGCTTTGATACAGGCTTCACTTTTTCGTGCAGCAGTTACTGCGTCTGATTGCTGTGGTGTCAAACCAGGTTGCATATCAATCCAAGACCTATGATTAGAAACAGGACCTCCTTGGTTGATCTGACCATCCATGAAGTATTCTTCTACTACCTTAGTAGTTTCATTTGCAAGACCTAAGAAACCACCTTTCTCTTTGATATCCTTAGTGATGTATGCTGTCTTAGGATCATTAGCAGTATAACTTAACTTATATCCTTCCTTATCTGCCTGTACAACATAGGATGTATATGGTGTTACTGGTATGTCTAACTTAGGTAACTTACTTTCAGTCTTTCTACTAGCAATATATCCTATCATTCCTAGATGAGATACTGCAAAGAGACTACCAACAACTCCAATTGATATCCATTTAATATCCAATTTCATAATAACCTCTTATAATTTTGGTACTACTTCTACAGGAGCAGAAGGAATAGGAAGATCTGGACCTGTTGCATCTGGTAATAAAGATGGAAGAGATCCAGTAACAGATCCTAACGCTGCTTCTGTAATCTTTGTTTTGATGTTTTCGATAATCGCATCCTTGCGTATGAATACGTAACCACCAATACCAACAACGGTGAGAGATACAATACCACTTGCAATAGCAATTCCATTAATCAGTTTCTGCATCGTTTAATTCCTCAAAAGCATATTTCATTATATAGGCTATCACAATTGTAACTGATATTACTAAGATCAGTACCATAATATTCACACCGTGAACCACGGTCATTTCTTAAATACACCTACCTTTGCAAGTAAGTAAATTGATAATGTTGTCCAGAAGACAACTTCCAATCCAATGTTATTCATGTTTAAGAACTAATTTTTACTGCAGGAACTTCTAATTTGATAGTTTGAGTTGGTGCTGCCTGTGTTGCTTTTTCAATTAATGCTTCCATATCTTTCTTTGATATCTGTGCACCATCACCACTAGAACTCTTCTTCTTACCCCCAGCTTGGACACCGAAAGTAGCTGTAACTCCTGTAAACACTGAAGCTATGAAGGTCGGATCAATTTTGTCTTGTTCCCATCCTGGTATTGTAACATAATTTAATGTCAATATGCCACCAGACCAGATCAAGATACCTAATCGTACAAACGTACTAAGAATAGCAAGTTGCTCTTCCTTGTCGTCCATTGCATCTTTAAGTTTGCCAATAGGACCTTTAGGTTTCTCAACTTTAGTATCTGCCATAGTTATATTTTAATGCTGCTTTATTTATCAAGTTCGACTTCTTCTGTTTCTGCTTCTTTACCTACAGGTGTTGGTTCAACATCTGAAGATGGTGCTACCCTTCCTAAGTATGGGTCATAATCAAATAAACCATCTAAAGTTTTTGAATCCAACTGAGGTGCTTGTTGATCCCAAAAGTTCTTAACACCCATGTAACTACTACGATGGAAAACATCAACATGCTCTGGGTGAATTGAAGAACCTAAAGGAATATGATAAAGCATCAATGGCATAGCATAAGATTTACCAGGATTATAAAGTAAGTCATCAGCAACTGGACGTGGTTTGACTCCACTGTCAAGTTTCCATTTACCATTACGTCTTTCATGAAAACGCATTAGTTTCTCTGCATGGGATCTACGAATAGCATAACAGGCAGTAGAGAAATCATTTACAAATCTTTCATGAAGTCTTGCATGAATAGTTGTAGTACTAATAATTGCCATTTGGAAAATGTCCCAGTCATAAGGTAACTTAGACATAACATGTTTCCAATTAAATCTCCAAGATCTTACAATACTCATATCACAATCATCTTCCATCATGATTGCATACTCACTATCAGATGTTTCTAACCAAGTCTTGATTGCCTTAAGGTGAGAAGTAACACATCCAATTTCACCAGAGGTCATCATCTCAGGATACCTACCAGCAAGTACATCACTAAGGTCATCATCTCTACCATCATATGCAGAAATTCTGGTTACGTCAGTGAGTTCCCATTCTTTAAATTGAGATTGCATGTATTCCCATCTCTCTGGTTGACCATCAAGATTGATACAGTAGACAGGACCAAATCCTTTTAGTTTTTCTACTGCTTTATTTTTAATTACTGGTGGTGGTAGTTCTTGAAACATAGTATGGAAGATTAGTAATGTAGTCTTTTAGTTGGTGTTTATCAAATCTTTGGGTCTTTTCCCATTCCTTATTATTATGATCCATGTGTGGGTTATTGAACCAAGAGTTTTCAGTTCGGGAATGTTCTAAGTGGTATACTGTATTACCACACCTCTGTACATTATACCCTAACTTTTTGAATCTGTGGTATCTTTCAACATCTTCTGGTGCATATGCTCTGAAGTTTTCATTCTCCATGCCACCCTCAATGTAAGACTTAGTATTAAAGAATTGACAAAATCCATATTGTGCGTCATAACGAGTAGATACATCGGTCAAGGTTTTAAAATCGAAATCATTATTTAAAAAATCAGATACGACTTCATCGGTTGCGTTTACTCTTTGTTGAGCAAGTCCTTGTGCATAAGGATACACAAGATCAGCACCTTCCCTAATTAATTTATATGCTTCTTTATAGGAGTTTCTATCAAGTAAAATATCTGTATCATAATTTACAACAACAGAAGTTTCTACCTCCATCAACATATCATTGAGAACCTTTTGTCGATGAAACAATGGGTCATCAGTTTGAATAAAGGAATGATTGATATTAAAAATATCACCCTCACAATATTCTTCAATTTGTGGAAGAGCTGAAGTAAAAAAGATAGATTCTTTATCATGCTCATGTATAATAAAGTTCGTATCAAATACTGTGTTTAGATAGCACAGAGATGTAATGACATTCCTAAGTCTGTCATCAGATTCAATCCTTACAGGAATAATAAAAGTTACATCTTTTAAATTATCTTTCATCTGGTTTACCATACTTATGCCAAAGGTATTCAATTTCTTCTCTATTAATTAACCAAGAAGTTCCATCCTCTGGATTTGAAAACTGACCATCATATTTTGTATTGGCACTTACTCTATCATCATGCTCTCTTATAGAAACAATAGTCTTATCAATAATCTTTGGTAAACCAAATGAAGAATAAAGACGTTGGTAGAAATCAGTGTCCATAAACAAGTCTACATTATCATCAAAGAATTCAGAAATCTCTGTTCTGAATGTAATGACAGATGGATTACCAATCAGGTTGTTTCCTTCAAGTTGAAACTTCGCCCACTTAGGTGTCCTCTCTCTAAAGTATTCTTTAGTATTCTTAGTGTGGTTGTAACCACATGCTGCCCATTGTGTTCCATCTGACATGGCATTGACAATAGTTTCTAAAGCAAGATTAGAATAGAAGAAGTCATCCATAAACATAATCTTGGTGATATCTCCAGAAGCAAGTGACATTGCTACATTAATGTTAGGAGAAATTCTACCTCTTCCATAGAAGTTGCGAACATATCTAATCTCAATGTCATCAGAATATGCCTCACATACAGTCATAATATCATGGTTCTTACTATGATCAGATACAATGACTTCAAAATTTTGGTAGGACTGACCTTTAATTGTTCCTAACAATTCATTTAAATATTCATGTCCGTGACCACCTGCCTCATGGGTAGGAATACAAATAGAAACTCTCATAATTTTATCCAAGTATCGGGTATAATGTCTTGCGTATTATTTGCTGCTGTATATCCTTCAGTTCCAAACCATCTATTAGGTGCAATAATCTGTTCACTCTTAGATAAGAAAGCACCCCACCAACTGAAGGAACTATTAGCAATGATGTGGTGTGTACACATAGTCATCAAACACATATCAATTAAATTATTACCTGATTCAGAAACCATAAATCTATTACCTGCAAAAAGTTTTTCTTTCATACACCACTCAGGTTCATCAGAGAAAACAAGGACAGGTATTTTAGCATCAAACTTTGATAGTGCTTTCTCATAATACTCCATTGAACATGGTGGATGATCAACTGCCTTCTCAACATAGTCAGTTCTACGAACATGAAGTGAAATAATCTCATCAAAATCTTCCATCATCTCTTTACAAGGTTCAAGAACATCTTTTTTAAATGTGAAGTCTTGACGGATACTATCTTCAATGTCAGAGAAATACTTATAAGTTTGAAAATAACCAAACAAGTTTACATTGTCTGGGCAGTTATCAACATACTCTTGATCATAATGAAACTGTCTCTCTTGATAATATGTACCAGGAGTAAATGTTTTTGATTTTAGATTAGGAAGAGTAAATGCCTCAAATAATTGATGATCGTGCCACTCATCTTTAAAGGTGGAATCAGGAATAGTAAATTCATATCCATGTTTATTAGCAATACCTCTCAAGGCAGCATATTGAAACATCTGATTACCAAGTCGTCCATGCCGACCAATATGATTAAAACCGATCATAAGAATTTCAGGAGATTGTTTACACGATTGATAAAGGTGTGGTTTTCTTTAACATGAGTCATTGCTGCCTTCATGTCAACTGTTCTATTTACCTCTGCATTTAAAAGGTTTTCATACAAAGTATGAGGTGTACCACCAAACACAATATGATCTCCTAATGCTCTTTTCACCAGTGGAGAATTAGTCCCAGTAATTCTACCATAACTAATATTCTTAAACATTCTACACGGAATGTACCCACATTGCAAGTGCCAATCACTTCTAAAGTCAGGACATAAAAACGAAGATCTAATTAAGTTTCTATTCTCTTCATCAGATGCATTCTGAGTATAGACATCAAACTGAACCTGGTGCTTTTCATTCATAATGTTTGCGAACTCTTGAGCCCACCATGGTCCTTGTTCATAGAGCATTGCAACATAATTTACTTTCTTTCTGGTAGGTACGAATTCAACATAATCATCAGTATCAATTTCATCTGGTAGAAGATCAGTTCCCCAACATTGATAAATTGATCTTGTAGATTCATCCCAATAAGTAAGATCAGCAACCTTCTCATGGATCTCTTCTTGAGGAAGATAGTTACCAAGTTTTATAATATTCTCATATGGGATACCTTGATCAACCAACTCTTGTGTGGGAAGATGGTGTGTAATATACTTACAATCTTTTCTGATTGGCATACCTGCCTTCACAGAATCTTCTACAAAAATTACAGAGTTTGATACGTCTACACTATCTACGTCAGTAGTATCAACCCAATGTGTTTCCCAACCAAGTTTCTTGAATGCTCTGTAGTATCCGTTCTGAACGTAACTATGAGTTGAGGTATGAAGTTTATGTGCCCAAATAATAACTTTGTTCATCTTAATGAAGGGGGTAATGTATAGTGAAATACGAAAGGAGTTAGTCCTTTGTTCTCTGGAAGGTCTCTTTCATATGAGAACCTTGCTGCAACTTCTACGGGAGCATATTTACATCCTTGTTCTTCATATAGATGTCTGTTATGAACACAGATATTTCCATCTTCATTAAACAAGCCAGCATCCATGTGCTTATAGAAATCTCCTTGGTTTACATCCCATGGGATGACAACTTTATTAGGAACATCCATTAGTTTTTTACTGCGGAGAGAAACTCCACCATTTCCAACTCTTTGATGATTACCAAAAGGATCGATGTATGCATTCTCAGACCATGCCCATGGTGCACCAATGTAATCATACTCTAAGAACTCATCAGTCCATGCTTCAGGATTGACAACAAACCCATGATCCTGAATGATCAACATGTGGTTTGTTTCAATGTGCTGTCCAATGTTATAGATCATGTAAAAACTATAATCATCAATACTACGAATAGGATAAATCATCTCCTCAACGTTGATCACACTAGGTAGACCTGAGGGGACTTTATCCTTTTCACTGATTAGTTTTACATCACCAAATTTGATGTGTTCAGTACTTTCCATAAGGGCAGAGATGTGCCCTTCCATACGCATGTTAGTTAATGCTACTAACGTTACATCTTTTAGATCAAGCATAGTATGGACTCTTCTTCTTATACTCTTGATATTCTACTCTACAATCATCACCTTTGCAAAGGTTACCTTCTTGATCCATATACGTCCAGTTATCAACAATTGAATCATCAGGTCTCCACCATCCATCAGATCTATTCCAATCAAACCAATACTTAGGAGAGATAACAACATTTGCACTATCGTTCAACCAGACTGGCCAAAAACAAAAAGTAGATGCACTCATAATAATATACTTTGCCTTGTTTAGAATAGAGTAATCAATTCCAATAGGACCACCAGGATACTTATACCATCCAATACTACCTTGTAGTTCATCTTTCTCTTCATCGATAGCAGATCCAATTACCTCAGCATCAGGAATAAACTTCTTTGCAGCACCAGGATCATCAGTAACAACATAAAATTTTAGATTATAATTACCAGTAATGTTTCTCATATTATCCATTGCCATAGAATAATATTCTGGAGGAAGCACAGATGCACCAGTTAGATAATCACCACCACGGAATTGAATAATACAACAGTCATGACAATCGTAATATTCCTGTAAGTGAGAAGGTTTATATTCTAACCACTCTTGAATCTTACTACGATGTTCTCTAATGTATGACATCTTCTGCATCGTACCTTCAATTTTAGTATTGTCAGCAACACATAGAAGTCCTGGATCAACAAATCCCATATTCCAACCATTCTTAGGATGAGGAATCTTAAGTTCTGCATAGTATCTTTCGATGCCTTCAGGTAAAGAAGTAGGAGGTCCTCCTTCAGGACCAGATCCACCAGTGATTTCTTTACCAAGATCTACAGGCATAAACTTGGCACCCTTCCAACGTTCTGGACATTGGATACCAAACTCATATCCATTTGCTTCAGCAATTAATCGAGTTACAACATAGTTCCACAATTGATTACCGATTCCAGATCCTCTATAAATTTCAGTCGTCAGCATAGATAAACTCCTCGTAGAATTCTTGGTTTTGTACTAGTTCTTTAGGGTACTCTTCGGGATCAAAAGGAACTATTTTATAATCGTAATAACCTCTTCCAAGAATATCTTTATTGTTTTTAATATTCTCCTCAAGGTTATCTTTCACCATGTCATTATTATGTTCTTGGTGACCATAACCCTGTAGTTTCTCTTTGATTTTATCATTACCACCAAGGAAACTAAAGTGCCAACCACAACCATCGATAAGATATTCTTTAAGGTGATCAGGACCTTTACCAGGATTACGACAAGTATTGAATCCACCAAATGCTTTAATATATGCAAGAGTGCAGAACTGAGGACCTCTCCACTTCTCAACAGGTTCACCATTTTCATACATCAATCGATTAACATGACACATGAAAAACTTTTGATGACCAGTATACATTGCTTTGTCATCAGTAAACCATTCTTGAATATCTGCTAGTGCTTCAGGAAGGATAATCTCATCAAGATCACTCTGAATAATAATGTCATCATTAGTGGCATGTTCTAAAGGTGATTCAATCAAACAATCTCTACCATACATTGAACGTTGCCAACGTTCTGGCCAAGTTCTTTTATCTTCTACATCTCTGTCAGAATGATAGTCCTGTTTAAAAGTTGACCAATCTAAATTTCTTTCTCTAATATCAATCTGACGATAGATGATCTTATCCATGTATGGTTCAAGTTCCTTTTCCCACTTGGGGATCATCCATTCCCTTTCAACACCACTGTAAGTAATGGCATTCTCATTGATACAGAAATGATCTACATGATCATAATGAGTTCTAAGTCTTAGAAGTAATAGTTTGAGTGGTTCATGAGACAAATTAAAACAATCATATACTTTACGAATCTTTTTCATTCTTCAACACCCTCCAATTCTGTAATTGAGTCACAAGAAACTTCATGTTCACCTATCATATACCAATGTTGATTGATACCTATACTATCTGGTTTGACACCTAAGTATTTTAAATCACTAAAAGAATTTTCACGAAGCATTGCTTGCAATCTCCAATGTATTAGTTCAGACTTCTTCATGTTTCTTCTCCAGTTCTAATTTCAATTGTCTTTCGCATTCATACTCAAGTGTATATACTGCATCTTGCAAGTATTTTTCAAACTGGTTGTCTTCAAATAAATCATGCAAGTGTGCGATATGTTCAAGTGCAAATACCAGTTTGGTTTTGCTATCCATTTTCATCTTTTTTGACATAAACAACACGGTTTTGACTCCACTTTTCCTCAATCTGTTCACTATCATCTACCAAGAAGGTATCATCTAAAGCAGCAACACATTGTTTATGGTTGAATGCATTTTCTTCAGAGTCAATGTTCCTAACAATGTAAGTGTATTGTGATTGCGTGATCACTTTATTCACATACATTAACTGAGTTTTTAGGTCACATTCAGATAGAGAGTTGACTGCGATAGTCAAATCAATTCTATCACCAAAGTCGTAATTTTCAACTTCAGTGCAAGGTAATGTTATAATTTTACCACTCTTTTTAATTTCTTTCAAGTACCTATCTGCCAACTTACATGCTTCAGGTGTATCAATCAAAATATACTTCTCAAAATTATCTGATAATTCATGAAGCATACAAGCAACACCACCATATCCTCCACCAATTTCTACGATAGTCTGAACACTAGAGTTAGACCCAATAAAATTCATAACATCTAACATGTTATATGAATTTTTTAATGTAGCAGCAGAACACTTACCAAATTCAAATTCATACTGTTTAGGTCTACAATAAGATTCATTAACTAGGAACTTATCTACGTTATCTTTCCAAATACTATAGAGAGGATGAGTCATGATTTTACTATAGTAATAATCAGCTACCTCTCTAGGTCCTCCCTCAAGAATCTTAGTGTAATCAGGATCAATTTTGAATGTAGAAAATGCTACGTCATCTTCTGCTGCTTTTAGACATGCAGCATTATATTTTTCATTGTTGGTAGCATTGATTGCCCAACCATAATCTTTACTCATAGGTTTTTTTCATCTCCGAAAATACTTTTTTCAATCCTTCTTTAACAGAAGTTTTAGGTGTCCAAAATTGTTTTATGTATGGGTCTGGTATATTTCTTGCGTCTTTCTGTACTTCATCTTTTGACTTAGCTGGTTTAATGATAACATCTCTTCCAATACCAGAAAATAATAATTTAATTTCTTCTGCAATTTCTAAGATAGTTGTATAGTTTCCAGTTGTAATATGTAGTTCATCATCAGAAGT